TTCAACTCTTTAACTTTGTAAATCAAATCAGTGGAAATACTCTTAGAGAGAAGATTTTCTTCAATTAATTTATTTTGATAGTCTACATCAAAAATATTATGAATATCAAATATCTGGCCAGATTTTAAAGTTAAATCAGTCGTTGCATCATCTACTCTAATGAAGGTAGACTCAAGGATTTCACATTTGTCCCTGATAGAATTCATTACCTCCTTAACGTGCGATGGTATAGACTCAAAACATTTTGTACGGATGCGAGCTTTCTTTGGAATGTCGCTAATATCAGTGAACAAAATACCTTTATTGATTTCAATTGTATAAAAGCCATAATCGTTCTTTAGCTCATAGTGTTTATAGACTTTTCTTTTTAGATCCCACATCAAAAATCCGTGTCCTTTTAGTTCTTCTCCGTGATTTTGTTGGATCATAGAACCAGCATATACAATTATAGGCTTACTTTCATTTTCATCGTATTCTTGTAGAATTTGATGTTTGTGAATATCTCCTAACATTGCGATATGATGTCCATCAAATAGTTCATTTGTAATAGCACGATTACTAACAGTATATCCAACATCAGTAATTGCATTGTTTACCGGACCATGAAATAATGCAATGTGATGATCTGTTTCTACACGATGTTTAGATGGAATATCTGTATATCTAATATACTTATCGGGATCATCAAATACACTGAAATTATTAAACAAGATGTTTTGATAACGATATACTTCGGTATCTTTTAGATAATAAAGATTTGGATGGTTTACTGCCTGTACAATTGGAGTTAAACAATCCAATCTTGACTTGTTAGCCAGTGTAGCGTCATGATTGCCGGCTGTTAAAATTACGGGTACACGATCCGCACAACTTTTTAGAAAATCGCTTCCGATCTTAACGCATTCAGGACTCAAATCCGATTTATTATGAAAAACATCGCCAGCAATAACTAAGATTGCATTTAAAGTCTTAGCTTTGTCTAATGCGTTATAAAATCTTTCAAATACAGATGTATACTCATCGTGTCGTTTTGTCAAACGAATGTGAATATCTGCAATATGCATCACACAATTGATTTTGTCGTCGGTATTTTTTAATACGATCATAGTTTATTTGTTAATTTATATCTGTATAGTAGACTTTCATCCATTATAACACTGCTGCTGATGGTTTGCCAAGTTTTTATATGTCCTATTTCATTCGGATCTTTTCCGTCCAGTAAAATTAGACGAGCTTCAATATCATTAGAAATTAAAAATTCACATATTTTCAAACTAGATCCCAAAGCATCATTATCCAACAAAACATTTACATATGGCGGTCTATATTCCATTAGTTTCATTTTTAACTTCCGAGACATAGTTTTCCCAAATAAAGGCACAACATTATACTTTACAGAAAGTGCATCAAATGGTCCTTCAACGATTGTAATGGGTTTAGTAAAATCGGTAAACAGTTCAAATCCGATAATGTCTTTACTACCATCACATAATCTGTATTTGAGTTTACTGTTATAAAAATCTCTACCACAATAAAAATTTAAATTTCCATCTTTATCATATGACGGCACTATTACTCTATTAGCAAATTGACCGGACGCACAATATCCTATATTGTAACGTACAATTTCGTGTATACTTAAATTTCGTTTAAAACAATAATTAAGTGCGTGTTTATATATCAAATCACCATTTGATTTGTATAATGGTTTAAATTCAATTGGTAAAGTTAGTGTCTTTTTCTCTTCGGGTACATAACTTACTCTGATTTTATTCTTACATAAAATCTGATAATATTCAGAAGACGCTTTTAGTTTCTTAAGAAGAGATGTAAAACTCTTGCCGCTAAATCCACATACCCAACACTGGTAATATCCAGTTGTAGTATTAATGTTCAGTTTACGTTTGTGATGATTGCAGTTTGTACAAAACACAAGTATTTCAGCTCCACCTTTTTGAATATGTGGTTTTTGCTTAAACAACTTTGATAGTGTTTCTATAACCGAACTATTAATCATTTCATCTTAGAATAACAGATGATTTAAATAAAATCAAGTCTTTTAATTCTTATACAAACCTGCAACTATAGCGTCATACATATCGCCATTACGTTCATCCCAATTACCTTTTTTATTTTTAGCAGTAAAATTCAATACATCTGGGATTAACGATTCAAGTTCTTGTTTGACAAAATCTTTTGACTTGATTCCTTTGATTCTACATTTACCAAACAGTTGTTTTCTCATCGTATTAACCGATAACAAATTAACTTTCTTTTTAAAATGTTCTTCTATAATATATGCAAAAACAGCATTATGTCTGGCTAATGTAATAATAACTTGTTGACTAGTAAATCCTCCCGCAAATCCACTCAATGCAGCTTCAAGATTAATTTCATCAAATCTTTCAATCTCTTTTGTCTTTTCGAGATACGAAATAACATGAAAAGTTTTTTCTTTTGTAGTTTCTAATTTTTTTGTATCTACGAAACCAGCAGAAAGAATCTTTCCATTTTCACAGAAAGACCAACCAGTTGTAGATGTTGATGAATCTAATCCTAATATAACCATTTAAAATATATATCAACGGGTAAATGATCCGTTGGTATATTTTTTGTCATTAAATCCTTTAACGTATCTGGATAATTCTAAACTTCTTTGTCCAGCTACGTCTTTAAACTGACTAGCTCCAAGTGAAGTTTGTAGTCTAAAACCAGGATCCTTAGTATATAGAGCATCTTGCAATGAAGCATTTCCATTCCAATTTGTAGAAATTTTATTTACTCCGGTTTTTAGAACAGGACCATTGGCAGTTTTATCACTATAATTTAGAGCCTTACCATTGAAATTTTCTTTACCATTATTTGCACCTACCGTAAATCCTGGTTCAACTGTATATTCCACTGATTTTTGTGTAAATCCATATGGAGCGGTTACACCTTTGATCATAGTATTCTTTCCAGAATCATATGCGGAAAATGCTCCTCCTGCTGGAGCTTTGGAATAATAAAGATCTAAAATTCCTTTGAATACGGATGTTCGATTTATCTTAGAAGTATCGGAATTAATGGTTGCCATAAATGTCTATTTTATAATAAATATAATTAAGTGTCCCATTTAACAACAATATTAATAGGAATTTCTCCCGTATTTTTAATTGGTTGAGCTAATTTAGCTATAGCAACCAATTCTGCGCCACTATATAATCCAACAGTTGTTATATATGGCGCCAAATAAGATCCAGTTGGATCCAATGAACTACTATAGTTGTATCCAAAGAACTCTTGTTTTACTAATTTTTCGTTTGATTTTCCTGTTTTATCATTTAAAAAAGAAACCATATCATCGTAATTATTGCGTCTAGAACGTGGGTTCAAATAATTCTGATAATTGTTTATTGTAAAATCTTGAATAAAATACTTCCAAATAGTTGTTGCATCTTGGTAATTAGCTGTACCATCTCCGTTGACATCGAAGTTTAAAGTACTACACTTTGATTTCAATTCGTTTGTTAATCTATTTGCTTGATAATTCGTGTAAGAAGATGAGTAAAAATTGAAAATAGATTCTTCAATGTCTCCTGACACAAAATTATTCCACCATTTTTCCGAGTTATTAACAGTAATTCTGGTATTGATATATCTCAAAATTATATCCAAGTTATCAAAATTAAATGTCTCAGTATTAATCACTCCATAGTCAAATAAAGAAGATGTTATTGCAGTTGGATTGGTTGAAACATTAAACTCGCCTGGTTCCACAGTGCAGATATATTGCTTTTCATGCAATGTTATCTGACTATTGTATTTCATATACAAATATGTATTATTTGGATCGGTAGGATCAAGCGTTAAGTTTTTTAATACACTTCCTGTATTATTTATTATCAACTTATTATTGTTATAAAATACATTTCCAACGTTAAAATTGGTTTGTAAATCGGATATATCATAAATGTATGATTTTCCGAATATCTTACTAGATGCATAGGAATATTCCCCTTGTTCGTCTACAAATATTATCAGATTATCACATGCGCCTAAAAATGCGCCTGAAATAGGTACCGATCCGTTACAACTTAGACAATCTTCCATCTGTAAATAAACAAAACTAGAAGTAATAAAACAATCTTCACTTTGATATGAAGATGTATAAATATAATTTAAATCATTAATGCTACCGGACTCAGTTATTAATGGAGCAGATAAATAAAAGTCGTTATTTAGTGGAATAGGAGCACCTACTACTAAATTTGTATCTGATAGTGATACTGAATAACCGTAAGCTGTAAATGGCTTTCCTATTTCTTTTCGTTTTGATATAGGATCGGTTGTCATCTGATAAATCAACGATGAACTAAATATTTTTCCATTTACAAGTGACTCTGTAACTTGATAAAGAAGCGTTTGTCCGCAATATGTAGATTCTCCAAAGTCATATTGATTAAACGTTTTATCGTAATAGTTTATAGAATTTGAAATAAATAATGAACTAAATGGAAAATATGGTTTTGGTGAACCTATCAATATTTTTTTATTAAAAACAGACACTGAATATCCAAACAAATTATCTTTAAACGTTACATCATCGCCATATAATTTTGTTATAAGTTGGAATCCACAATTAATGTCAGCTGGACATTGTTGATTATTATATACGTAAACAGATCCACGCTGTCTCAAAACATTTGAACCAGAGTATTCCCAATAAACTAAATCGTTGGGAGCACCTACAGCTAGAACTGTATCATATAATGATACAGAATATCCATATCTACTATTAATTTGACTTCCACTAGGAATTAATTCAAAGTTCGTATTTTGAATCGTGTAATATTGTGAACTTGTATTTTGAGATAATACTTGACTTAATCTCCAATTATTTGCGGATCCAGAAAATAAATAAACATTAGATTGTGATAATTGATTACTTCCAACCACTAATATACTCTCAGTTTTTTTATCTATAGAGATAGAATAACCAAAACCATATTGATGTGGATAGTTAGTAACACTACAACTTAATATTTGTTGAAGAGAATAAGTACAATCAGCATCTGTATATTTGTATATATAAACAGCTCCCCGACCATTATTGTATTCTGGCGATCCAACCACTAAATAGTTGTTGGTAATGGATACAGATCCTCCGAATTTATCGGACATAGATCCTGTAATAGTACAAAATGGAATATCACTTATATTATATTGATCAACTGGTATAGAATTTTCCGGGGAAGAAGGAGTAATTCCATCTGTATTATCAAAAGTATAGTTTGGATTAATCTTAAATATATCTACACATGCAAAGTTATTTGTGTGTCCAAGATAATAACTAGATGATACTCCTGTATCTCCTACTGCCAAGAAATATGTGGATAAATCGATAGCCGATCCATAATTGGATTGGTTTACTTTTAAGTTATCAGTTTCTACAACGATAAAATCACAATTTGATAAAGAATCATTTTTAGAACCACTTTCAATTATCAGAGAAGCTGTTAATGCAGCACTAGAACTTTGTTCCGTGTAATATGGAACCAATGCGCCGTTTTGTGGAAAAATCGTTTTCTTTAATATTTTAGATACAGAATAGTTTGTTTTAAAACTATCCTTTTTTATCAAATAAACCTGACCTACTTTACTAAACCCCTCACATGTAGTAAATACATCTGATGGCGGATTTCCAATAGCAACAAGATCGCCATTAGTAGTTACTACACTACCATAATTTTGATTATATATATTTTCCAAATTCATACTTTATATACTTATGTGGACATTGATCCATAATACAAATATTGTCCTAGTCCTGTTATGCCATAATTAACCACACTTTCCGTGTTGGTCGAATAAACTTCAAAATCATTGATGAAATATGATCCAGATAAATACAAATTATTATTTCCATCATCTAAAATACTGCCAACTATATCGCCTGTCTGATTGTTAATTAATACACTAAAAGGACTAATTCTATCGCCACTCTGAGTGACATTTAATGTATAACTTACAAATTTATCATCCAGACTCAAACTAGCTTCAGATATATCATAACTATCAAATCCAAAAATATTGTAGGCATTGTTATAATTATTATAATACATTTTCTTAATTGTATTATAAACCTGTCCCTGATAAGTGCCGTCTAAATTAGTAGGATTAGTTTCAGCATTATAATGAATATTATCGACTGGATAAAATACTGATCCAGTTGGTAATTTTAAACCAAGTTGAAACTGTGGATTATTTGGATCGTTTATCGGCGAACAAGCTAAAAATCCATTTTGATTAACAATTGACGCATAACACGTTTGTGTATTAACTGTGGCAAAAGATCCTGTAGACAATGAATTAAAATTGTAATCACATTCTTGTACAGGAATAATCAATGGAAAGTTATAAGTTCCATCGCTAGCAAAAATCAAATCGGAAAAGATGTTATTAGCAATCTTTTCTTTTGCTACTGAAAATGTAGTGATTTGTATGTCTTGATTTTTAAGAAATTTAATCATCCCAATATAAATAGGAAGATTTCAACGTATTTAGATTAAAAATCAATACGACACTTAATTAACAATTCATTATCAAATGATTTTTGCGTAGGTCTACTTAATTTACCAACTGCAAGTAATTCATTATTAGAATCATACAATCCAATTGTAGTAATATAAGTACGAGGATTACTAATCAATTCTGGATAGATAATAGTCCCCTTTGTTTGACCATCCGTACCATCTGATACAAATGTTGGATTGTTACTATAGTTGAACTCTTTATTTTTAACTCTTATGAAGTAATTCGTAGATGGTACAAATTCGGATTTACGAATTGCCATGTATTTATTTGATCTTCTAAGACTTAAATAAAATTTACGCAACCAATTTCTCCAATAACTTTTCCAGTTAACTGAATACTGATTTGTGGTTCTAGCACTAGTAATTTCCGGAGGATTTCCGGTAATACCAACTTTTGCATCTAACTTTAGTGCATTCAATATAACAACTCCGTTTGTTGGATAAAATAAACCAATTCCTTCGTAAACAGCCGAAACTGTTCCTCCTTTGGTATATGGAGTAGGGACGCCATTAATAACTGATCCCGAGATCAAATTATAAACGTTTTGTTGTGTATTAACTACTTGTGAATCGTCAATATATGAGAATTGACCTAAAGCGCCTGTAAAATTTAATTGAATTTGACCAGGATCAATTTGATCTTGGAATTTATCTGTTACGTAGTTTAGTACGAATATAGCCGAACTATCGGTTGGAGAATCTACGCTGCCTGAGGCAAAACTAAAAAATGTGTCGCCTGGTTGAAGAAGTGTATTTTTATATTGACTGTATATAATTTTGGTTTCATTGGTATATACACTCGCTACGGACTGACCCGGCCAATCAAAATAGCTACTTCCTGAATTATAATAATCTCCATAAGCAATAGCAAAATATTGATCGGCTCCGCTATAAACATCTACATAGTACTGTCCATTTTTAACATCATATGGACTTGATCCTGTCATGACATTTGCTTGAGCAGATGATGTTACGAAGGACGATTGTGCTACTGTTAAACTACCAGTACCAAACATACCCGATGATACTTGGTTAATTCTGCCTGCTACTATATCGTCTGGAGTAAATGGGGTGAATATCATATATTATTAAGTTGTGGTAGGAACACTGACAGTTACGTTGATGGAAGAACTTCCGCCACTTTCATTACCGATAATAGTAATATTAGTAGTAGTTGTCTTAGACAAAGAACTATTTGGGATAAATCTAAACTTATTACCTATGACAACCTGTGAAGCTTGTGACGCTAAATCTCCGGTAAATGCTGGAATGGTTGCTGAGGTAGAGTTCAAACTATTTGTTTCAGTAACTACTAAAGTACCTACGTTTTTATTAGATAATATTGCTGTATATCCCAATGTTACGTTATAAACAGGAGTTGTACTAGGAATAATATCAATTGCCGCTGAATAAGTACGTGGTACAGAAATTAATGGAGGGGCGATGCTTATGGTTGGTACAGATGTGACTCCATCATTTAGAGTGACCAACTTATATTTCATCGTCTGTGATTCATCTGTAATAGGTTCCATGATTGGAGTATTACGAATAGCGATATCGTAATATGCACTGCCCAATGGGTGATTTGGGTTAAACTGTGTGTAATCGATTTCGTCATCAGCTAAAGCGAATGCTGTAATGTTCAATCCGCCTGTTTTTGCTAATACTTCACGACCTTTTTTCGTCAATATCGCGTTAACAGTGAGAACGTTATTATTAAGATATGCCATATATTAAATAATTATCAAATCTTTTCGGTTTTTAATCAAAAATTATATTATAAATTCATAATATACATATTCATACTAGCACTGGTACACGTAGAACATGTAAGTGGTTGTTGTATAAATAAACTATTTGGCGATCCAACCGATCCAGTTAGAATACCATATTTAGGGAAATTATCGCTTTCAATGTCAACTGACAAATATCCTGGTATTGATATAATAGGAGATGATCCATTTGGTAAACCTTGTCTGTTCACTGTGGTTGTATAATCGTTTTGACCTTTTGTATAAGTGTAGTATGATAATTTACCATTAGCCAATGTTTTTATACCATTGTTAATAACGTAATAAGATCCAGAAACGGCTTGTCTTTTTAGTCTACTACCAACTCGTACAAATTTACTTAAATGTCTTTGGGAATAACCACTACTCATGTTTCCGTAATAAATGTCTGTTAATGAACGACTACCTGTAATTTGATTATTTAAATCTCCCGATCCGGAACCAATAGTTTGTACGGATTTATAACTTGATGTGAATGTTACAATAGAACCTGTATTATTATGGGATTGATAATAATCATTTTCAGAATAATTTATAGTATTTCGTACAATGTATCCGTTTTTATTAACATTTACGTATTTACCATATTTAGCAAATATAAAATCTCTATCATCCACTTTATCTTTGATTTCAAATCTTGAAAAATTATAAGTATCACGATCAGTATCAATTCCATTAACAGATTCAATGTTTATAACCGTATTACTTGATGAATTGACTGTATCTATTAACGAAGATAAGAATGACGGTCTGATTTCATATAACATTAAGCTAGATGTTGTATTTGGATCAAGAGGGGAAAATACGGCATCTTTATAATTAAACTTTACTCGTTCAAATATAGAAGGTTCCAATAAAAGTCCTCTCTTTAAAGTACCACGGGTCGGAGTCAATTTTTTAATAAAATCAAATATTGAAAAATCGATATAAAACTTATAGGTACTATAATATTCTTGTGGATAAATATATTTTTTATTTGAATCTTCAAATTCTCTTTGTCTTAGTTTTAATTCCGGATAGTTTCTTGATGTGAGATATTTAGGATCTCCAATGATATCAGATATTCCTTCTTTTCCTAAAAAGTCTTCTATATTTTCGTTTAAATATCTATATGGGGAAATATAATATCCTACCAAATTAGAATCGCTTCCGATTATATCTCTTGTATATGTGGAATATTCGTATGGTAACAAATTAGAACTTACGTCCTGTATTATTTTATTGATATTAGCATTGTCTTTATAATTTGGCCCAAATCGATTTGAGTTAATAGCTTGTTTAACATTAAATTTATCAAATTGATATGGGAAAATATCAGATAATATGGTATCACAAATAGGAGCTCCACATACCACTGGTGTTCTTTGAAAATTATACGCATAGAATTCTGTGTTGTATCTATTATTTTGATTAGGAATAACAGATGGACTTCCATACAAATTTACAGGAGTATCAAAACTCCATAAATAATACATATTTTCATACACCAAAGACTTTTCGGGTATTGAAATCGAACTCAAATTATAAGAGTGTTCTTGGAAATCAGCATCGCTCAATGCATATTTTTGAACTTTAATTTTATCTATATTTCCATTAAATTGAATAGAAGATGAAAAGTTTCCAACATAGTAACTTCCAGAAGAGAAATATTGATTTTGATCATACAATATCGTCTTGGTTTTTTTATCTGTGAAATTTAATAAACTTCCATAATATTGATTTACATATAATGTATATGTCTGAGGTATATACTTGTACGCATTTGGATAAAAAGTTTCACAGATAGATTGAGTTACATTATAATTTCCATAATATCCAATGCTTGATGTCATTGAGGATGACGGTGACAACGCATCAAATCTTATTGAATCATTTGGTTCTTTTCTAACCATGAAAGTATAAAAATCGCCATTTAAATAAGGCATTTCAATACTTTCTATACTGGATGTAGCTATTGTGGATCCTATAGGACTTAATTCAAAAATTAATTTTGCAGATTCTCTTTGTTTTGTTTTATACAAATAAACTTGCCAGTCTAAATTATCATTTCTTAGTTTCTTAATAAGTGGAATTTTATCTTTATAATTATATTTATTCCATTCATTTGATCTAAATGTACATTCTACAGTAGAAACTCCTGTAAAATTTTCTATATAAGATCTTGTTAAATATATTGTGTCTCCGTTATAACTTCCTGTATAGCTTCCACTCAAACTATCTTGAGTAACTAAATATTTAAATTCACTACTCGTAAAATTGAAGTTAATGAATTGATTATCTTGATACTTAGTAGCATACACTATATCATCAAAATCATAGTAAACATTTCTATTTATTAAAACATTTGGACTGCTATATTCAACTACATTAATCAAATCTGAAGATATTCCAAAAATTGAACGGATCAGATTAAACGATGTAGATGTTCCTTTAGTTTTATATATGTAACTTAAATTATTTGTTATTCTATTAAATATAGATTTAGCATAATCAAAATATGAGGATGATAAACTTCCAGACATTTGCGTATTGTTAAACAACAATTGATTTACATCGCTTTTGTTAAACTTAAAATTAGTAACATCCCAGTTAAAATTATTTAATAATTCTTCTATATAATTTTTAGGATAACTATTGTTATCGTCCCAATTAATTGGATAAGATTTCGGAAACTTCTTAACAAAAACCAAAATGTTGTCGAAGAAATGTCCAACCATTGCTGTAAACTTTATATAATCAGCATTGGATTCTTCGGTCTTAATATACTCTGGCAATTGATAAAATAAAGAATTGTAATTGCTTTTATCAAAACTTATGCCATCTTCTATTTTTTGATCTATACTAGATGTAGAATAAAATAGATAAGATTCATATTCATCGAAGCTATCTAGTAATGAAATTTGTTCGTTTATAATCTTAGTAAAATCATTTGAATACGAAGCAGATATAGAAATGTTAGATGTTGCGGATGCTTGGTTCTTTATTTGACTCTTGGATGTTTCATATGAGTCATATTTAGAAATTTTACTTTTAGCTATCTTAGTTCTTAATTCAGCGGAAGAAAAATTAATAAAATTGCTAAAATCATTATAGTTAATCAACAAATCATTTATTTTTTGTTGAGTTCTAGCTTTAGCTGCAAATAATGTATTATCATTTGTAGCGTTAAACTTGTCATTCGTTGGATTAACAGATGGTACTGCAACTGTAAAATTAACTCCATTCAAATAAACTTTTCGTGAAATCGGAGCAGTATATAAGTTAATTTTAAAATATAAAGGAGCCAATGAGATGTTAGAAATCCAACAAGTGTCTCTTATAGAATACTCAGATGGAAGTGGACTATCTAATTTAATTTGAACGTTAATACGATTATCTACTACATTTAAATAACTTGTGTGAGTTAATATTTTTACTAAATTTCCATTATCAAAATTTAATGCATTTTTATAAAATCCATAAAACTTTAGACTATAGTCATTTAATAATTCTGTAATCTTTGGTTGCAACCAATATCTGTATGCGATTTCTACAAATACATTTACTGTTTCGGCGAGATCTGTGTCTGTTAAAGTTGTTCTTTGTAATATTGCGTCTTGACTTACTTTTGCTACAATCAATGAAATAGCCGTCAGTATTTCGTCCTGGGAAAATTCAGTTTCATTATAAGTGTAAACAAAGTTTTTTATTTGTTCGGCAATTCCTGCAAATTTTATATTCTGACTAATTACAGAATCAGCATCATTAGATAGATTTACAACTTTATTATAGCCAACGTAAACTGAATTTATAAATTCTTGCAATTCAGCCGAAGATTTAAACCCAAGTAGTTGTGCATATTTCAAATAATTAAAATTAGGAGAATTTGCGTTAAATGATTCGTCTATAGGGTTTCTATCTACGATAGGAATAATTTGGTCTATTACTTGTAAGAAAACAAATTTTTTATCCGCAAATGCTGATATTTTTACTGAATCTACTCTATTGGCTTCATTAAGAGTTGGATCAAATGCGTAAGACAATCTTAATTCGGTTCGACTTGGAGATATTTCTTTTATAAATAATCTATTAGACGTATTCCCAGCAATGTTTCTAATTGGATTATATAGAACATAATACAAACCAGGGCTTAATTCATCAAACTTAAGATCGAATTGACTGTGTAACAACAATTCATTGCCATATAAAGCATAATTTGTAAATGGATTTGCAACTTTATATGATCGTTGAACGTTGTTTATATCTTTATACGACGATTGTACGATGCTATAAGTTGTTTTCGGTATTACCCTATTAAAAAGAATTGGCTCTTGGTTACTATTATAAACGCTTAATTCTAATATATCATCATTCGTGTCCCCGAAAAAGTTTTCAGAGTTTAAAACTTGTTGTTCGTATAAAGATTGTAAGTCTTGTTGAAAATACGAAGCACTTGCTATACCATTAGCGAGATCAAGTTCATTAATTGTTAAATAGTCGTAAGGCATATTATACTAGTGGTAAAAACGGAAAGTCATCTGAAAAGTCTGATGGAACAGATCCCTGTCCCAATTGAATTCTAAGGCCGATTATTGTTCTCTTTTGCTCTGCGATTACTTGTTTATCATCATTGTTCTCATACTTCTCAACCAATTCATTAACCGTCTGATTGAGAATTCTATTTTCTTCAAGTAGATTATTATATTGATTCAAAACTTCATCCACATTACGTTTTTCTTCTTGTTGAACAGTTTGAAGTTCAGTAAAATCTGCAGTATTTGCATCAAGAATTTTATTCTCGTTGTATAAGAATGTTTTTAATGGAACTTTAACATAATTAACGTTTCCATTAACAGACTGAGCCGCAGAAAATACCAATTGGAAATTGCCAAAAGAATCCAAATTGTTAGTGAATGTTCCAAAATTTTTAAAGCTTGAAACTTCATCTGTAGCTACATCATAATTTAATTGTATATCCGCCATATTATCTTGTTATCTTAAATATTTTTTGGGTATCTGTAATATCTATAGTTCCATCTTTATATTCCGATTTTATAAATATTTTCAAATATCTTTCTTGTGGCAATCCAGTTGTTTGTAATTTAAAATAATTACCTTGATTTGGATCACAACTCAACTTTGTATATTGATCAAATCCCACTAAAACTTCTTCTGATTCAGCGTCCTTAATCATATAATATGAGCTAGTTGGAAGATACTGCGGCGTAACCATAGCTGGTTGTTGATAAGCTTTTTGGAAGTTTTTCAACGGATATCTATCTCTAGCAAATACAAATATTTTTGGTAAACTTCCAGCTTTATAGGCTTCTTTCAAGTAATTCAATGTAATTAAATTTTGAATTGATCCTGAAACAGGTTTCAAACTTCCGGTATTAAATATACTGTCATCCCAGGCTACATCAATATATGGACTATAAATAGTATTTGTTTCTTTACTAAAAAACTGTAGTAGTCCATTGGTTGGTTGTAATGGAGGAGTTGAAATTTCCAAAGAACTCAATAACATAAGTCCTTGATTTGGAACGCATCCACATAACCATCCTCTAACGATTTTAGTTATATCCATAGTAACGTCACTTTGTTGTCCGTAACTAAATGACTGACTACAAATTAAACTTGCATTTACCAAAGATGGATACTTCGTTGAATTGCAAATCCATTTTGGCTTGTTTGTATAAGAAGCTGGTACTTTATAATACCACGTACCTCCTTGATTTTGAAAACTAGCACTAGCATAAGATGGATTCGTCAAATAATCTACTTGTTGATAACTATTTGATATCGAATTCCCATACCATAAACCATTTCCATCGTAGTTTCTATATAACCAACTAGATCCCAATTGAGATCCGTGATCTGCATATCTTCCATTTCCATTATTCCAACTTTGACTGACTGGATAAGCATATATACTATAATTTAGTGGTAAATTTCTAGATCCACATGCTTTCAAATTCAAAGTAAATTTAATATTAGAACCGCTTATATTATTATCTGATACAGATTTACTTAACTCAGTTAAATCAAACTTTATCAATGTTCTTGAAAATTCAGGTCTATTCAGATATGTAGCTGTAGATGGTCTTTCAAATGATCCACTATAAATCCCTTTAAAATATCCAGCGAAATTTACTACATCGACATAGTATAAATTACTAGACGTATTGGTACTGATGATTCCTTTAAAGCTAGAACTACTAAAACTTCCACTAAATGAAGAAGTTACACATTGAGCTGAGGTAAACTGTCCAACAAAAGATCCAGATGCAAAAGTAGCTGATCCTGAAATGTAAAGTGGTTTTCGTGGAGGATTTGTTTTATTAGATAATCTTCCGGTAAAATTTGATATAAAAGATGTATTTGGTATTACAGACGAAGTTAAAGAATATGCATACCAAGCACTTCCTGAATAAATAAATAATGAGGATGTTGTATAGGCTAACCATCCATTGTTTCCATAAGAGGAAGCAGTCTGTGGCGCATCGTGCCAAACTGGATCTGTGTAAACTACGGAATTACCAATATTGGAAGCGTAGATTTCTAAAATTTCATCAATGCCAAAATTTTTATTGACAAATTCAGGCGAATTGTTTATGTAGGTATCTTGAGATGGATAAATAAATGTGTGCATATTATACTACAAGTCCTTTTATGTCAGAATCTGGAAACTTAACTTCAAATACAGCAGGATCCTTTGGTGGATACACTATATTATTTTGTGTCGCGATACTAATATTGTATGCAACGGAAGAATAATTACCGTCATCAATAGTTAAGTTTTTTATAACAATGTCGCTCACGGATTGAACGCCTTCATTTTGCATTATCTCGAAATTTATTTGACTTAAATTTATTGGTTGGTTAAAACTCCATTTATCTATATCAAAAAATGATTTTACAGATTGTATACAGTTATTTAACACTTCAGATTTATTAAATCCTTTAAATACAGTTATTTTAAATTCAACTCCAATGTTGATTATGTAACCATCGATGATATTAATCTTATCTGTCAGAATCTTATAGTTCTGAATATATGTGGTTAGATTTTGAAGAGTTGCTGGATTTACTTGTGTTAAATTTTTATTTGCATCATATCCAAGCAAATATAAATTATTAGTAAATGGGCTATTTGACTGTAAGAATTTCTTTCTGTCAAGAGGATTTAATGGAGCTAAATTTACAGTTGAATTGTTTTCTGTATTTAAAATACCACTAATCAATCCATTATATTGAACTTCTCTAGTTAAATTACTTTGTACAAACGCTTTAGCTATATTGCCTAATTGCGGTGGCAATGCATAAATTCTCAACAAGAAATCGTCTTCTGTAACCATACGATTTTGTGTGGAAAAATTCAACATTGCATTTTGTCTAATTTCTTCGTCAGATTCAGCATCGTCACCGCCTGTAGCAGCCTCTATATTGTTTACTCTTAAAGAATTTTTTATAGTATTCAATAATATAACTTCGCTGTCAGTTAATGATGTAGTATCATTTAAATAAGAAATTCCTAAAATCTTGTTGATTTCCCCAGAGTTTACGTTTGAATTTAAACCTCCGCCTATAACATACGTTATAGTCAATGTCGTATTAGATGGAGACATACCATACGACTTTTCTTTTAACGCATTAGTATTATCCAATGAAATGTTTAGATTTTTTAAATTAGATAGTGCTACGCCAACATTAGTAGGATTTGGTATAACAATAGTATTCTCAAAATTTTCAGTATTTGCACCAAATTGTAAAGTAGTTTTATTATTTTCATCGACAACGGTAACAAAACGTTTTTCTGTTCTCAAATACTTTAGAATTTTAGGAGTTTCACTTCTGTATGGAGATAGAGTTTGATTGTTTAGTGGTACGTTATCAACTTCAATTGGAATTGTGTCTTGAGCTAAATAATTTACTTCGTAGTAATTGTTGTTATTACTATCAATTACACTTATAATTTTAAGAACATTCGTTTCATCTAATATTAGACTATAAAAAGGCACTTGATCCGCCACACTAACTTGTTTAGTAATTACTGTTCCAGAATAAGCTTTAGCTGCTTTCTTGATTAGATAGAATTGAGGAGCACCTGTGTTATCACGGCTATACACAGTTATTTCTCTAGGGGAAAATTTAGTATCTTGACTAAAATCTATACTTTCTTCTATTACGAAATTGACTCCTGGCGTACTAGATAGTTGTGAAAATGGTTGTAGTATCAAACAATAACGTTCATCTGGAATATATTCATTATCCTTGGTACGAATAGATGGTAATAATTGGAATACATCAACATCAGATGAAGATGCTGAAGACACTTTTGGTTTATAACCCAAATATTTAGCCGAATTTATAATATTTCTACGATCTTGAGCAAATTGAATATAACTTTCGAAAAATTGCTGATCTGTATAGTAAGATAATACATCTCCAACATACGCCGCTTGGTCTATAAAAATTTGACCTGGAGAACTTTCACTAAAATCTTTATAACTTTGTGGATAGTATTGTTTTGTGAAATCAATTAGTTGTTGACGTAAAGACGTAAAATCTCTATTAAGATAATTTACATCTTTTGTATTCGCGTCAAATGTTTTGTTAATTAGCGTTGACATTAGATTTTATTAGTTTCCAAGTTAAACTCGGTTTCACCCACAGTATTGTTATATCTAAAGGTAATACTTATAAATATCGAATTTTTACTATTATTATCTGGTTGAATTGGAGATAGTTCCACTTTCAATATTGTTGTGCCAGGCATAAATTTGTCAACGTCACGTTGAATTACATCAATAATGATATCATTTGATATATCATCTCCTATATTATTAAATAATAAATTGTATAATCCAGATCCAAATGTATTATTAAATCTTCTTTCTCCAGGAATAGTTAACAATAAATTTTGAATATTTGTACCAATCTGTGAGATCGTATCTTTATTTGTGTTAAAATAACCTTGATTACCAAGTTGTATTGGTAATGATAAACCTATAGATTTGGTTGGAGTTGCCATTTATTTTACTTGTCGCCACGTTTTTTGTTTACCGCTTTCATTAGTGATCTATAATCTCTATTCATAGCACTATAAACACTTTTTACTGGTTCAGGAGCATTCTCTGGAGCTTTTGCTTCCGCAATTACTTGTGTTGATCCACCGCCAAGTCCTCCCATCATACTAACCAAACCACCTTCTTGTGGTACTCCGCCTGTAGTTTGATTCAAAATATCATTCAACATTGGATTGTTTGTATATTTTACAAACTTTTTGACCGGTTTAACTTCCTCTTCGATAACTTGAACATCATCCATAGTTTCCAACTCTTTGAGAATTTGTTGTTCCAAGTCAGATTCAGATGACTTTTTCTTATTCTGACCAACTTCTTTGGAAAATATTTCTGCCAATTGAAGTTTAATTTCAGAGTGTATTACATTACGTACTTCTTGTTGTACCGTTTTCTTGATGAATTCTTTTAATACTTCTATTTTCATACTATTATATATAATTATTAACCCAACGGAGATTTAGGTAAATTTAATAAATCTGTTGCACCTTTTGGATTTGATGGTCTTGGTATTTTGACTGTCTTGATGCGTGGTGTACTAGGTGGTTTTGGTATATTTGGTTTAGGCATTCCTTTTTGTACACTCGCTAATTTAGCTGCAGCCGCCCCAACTGCTCCTCCTGAAACGGCACCAATTACAGCTCCTTTTCCACCTCCCACTATTCCTCCGATTCCGGCCCCTAACCCACCACCTGCTAAAGCTCCTCCTGTTACACCTCCAACAGATAATCCGGTACCAAGTGCAGTACCACTTAATCCACCTATTAATGCTCCCTTACCACCACCGGCTAATGCTCCAATACCGGCTCCAAGAGCACCACCTAACAATCCACCTTTTAATCCTTTAGCTAATTCAGACGTAGATTCAACCATACCTGTTTTAGCATTTACAAATTTATCATTTCCAGCTATAGATTCAGGACTAAACTTATCTGGAGACCAATCCTTACCCAACCCATCTGGTTTAATACCTTTAGGATTTAGTTTATCAAATACTTTACCAGCTACACCACCCGCAACCAATCCAGCACCGGCTCCTATTAATGCTCCTTTACCGCCACCGGCTAATGCTCCAATACCAGCTCCTAAAGCTCCTCCTCCAATTGCACCTTTAACTCCGGATGATAAATTACTAAGCACGCCTCCTGCTGATTCTTGAGCACCACCAATTGCACCTTGAGCTTGACCAGCGACGCCTTGTACTTGGCTAGTCAATCCACCGGCCGCACTTTGTACTTGAGATGCAGCATTACTTGCTGCGCCTTGCGCTTGTGATGCTGCTTGTTGTGCTGCATTTGCGTCTAACCCCTTTACTTCTTGGGACGGTAGTTTTAAATTAGGATTATCTACTACAGGAGCTTTATTTGCTACACCATTAATTGCTTGTGTAGGAGGTCCTGGTAATGCTGGATCAGGATCAGGTAAAAAGCAATCTGGTACTAGTTTCTTATCAAGTTGACCCGAAGAAACTTTATTTTTAATTTCTTCAAATATATAATTTACGTCAGCTTTAACACTATTTAATGATCGATTATACGAAAATTCGTAATTGAATGCGTCTGTAACAGTTGGCCAGTTGAATGCTTGAACGTTAAAAAATCGTCTAAAACCAAGTTGTGTATTGGATAGTGTCGAAGATTTGATAGAATCATATTGTGCTAAACAAGAAAGTCTATCGCCTATGCTTTCATTAAATATTGGATATTTCTCCAAATCGACGAATACGTTTATTTTAGGAGTTCCTCCTGATTTTGGCGTATAAGTTTCTGTAAAATAATTTTGAAAAAATTGAAAAGTTCTATCGTATTTTTTATAAATTTTAATATACTTATTATCTCCAATTTGTGCATATCCATTATTCAATAATTCAGTAGGACTATAAAATTCATATAACGATTGATAGGACTCTGGCTTTATTTTATTATCATCACTAACAGATGTGCCCTGTGGATTTATTTTAAATACAGCTCCAACACCGGTTTTATATTTGTTAAAATATGGAATTATTTCCAAAGAGTTTTTTGGAAAAGTTCTTCCAGTTGCTGGTTGTAAATTGCCAAATATGTCTACTACTTGTAATGCCATATATTAATCCTCAAATTCAAATTCAACTTGTACTGGACCTTCACGACGATTTCTACCTTTGAAATCACCCACAACTCCAGC